GTTTTCCACCGTTTAAAGCACTATCACGAACCTTATCTCATAGTTTTAAGTTTCTGAACACACCACCAACTATTTATGTCGGTATTATCTCCAGAAGTGTAACTTTTAAAACTCTGTGCTAGTTCGTTAGATTCATATGATTTAGCCAGATTATCAAAGAATCCTGGTAAGTCTAAACCAAGTCTAAACTTATCCCCTTTTACACAAAACTCCAAGAACTCATCTCTACACGGGTGCCATTTGCAATTCTCAATTATGCTCAGACTGCGTAAGACGACCATTTCTGGTCCCCATTCATCTGGATCATAAAATCGTTCCTGACCCATCAGCTTACCTAGAGCTCGATAAGTTGAATAGACGCCGTGACATTTACCATCGATTCGATATTCATTAGAATACCAGCGACGTAGGTATGTCGCTTCGACCTTGCTAACTTCCTGTTTAGACTCATTCATTTCCATACCATGTGAAGTATAGATTTCGAGTACGTGGTCAAGATCTATTCCTGGATATGTAAGTAATCCATCATCTCCCAAGCACATTGAATGTGGATTTAAGTCAGCATGTGAAGTTATCGCTGCTTCAAGCTGCAAACACTTATGTGACAACGTCTCATCAGCGTTAGTACCACCTGAACCTGAAGCCATCCCATGCATTCCTCTACGAACCTTATCCCAATCGTACATCAGAGGTATATTATACTTAATTGGGAAAACCTCCTTTTTCCAATACTCGTAATCTGAATCATGAGTACATAATGCGTCAAGTACACGAATAGCGCATTCCTGCATGTCAGAATTGAAATGTTGGTCAAATTTGGTAAAGTCAGTACATATTATCACATCATCCTTACCCTTTGAATCAAATAATAATGTGACCTCCTCATCAACAAAGTCGTTCCCATTCCAGGCTGGTACTAGATTAAATTGTTGGCAAGCCGCTATCAACGGCTGATAGAGTCGAAGTTCCTGAATGTTAGCTGCCATTGGAAACATCCAAATGACGCGTTGCTTAACATCATCATCCTCCGGACCGCCTTCTTGACCACGCCATCCAAGAGTTGCACACATCTCCCAGACTCCTGCACTTAAGTGTTGAGAATTATCATGATTGTAAACCATTGCTGGCATAGTTTTATCAATGACATTTCTCCTTTTAGTGAAGAATGGTGATCCACTACTCGTCGACTTTTTCATTTCATCCCAAGTAGCTTTGGCTGATCTAATGCGTAATCCGCCTATATTACGCCGCCACATTTGAATCAATGCATCACATACATTAGTAGGTATTGGCTTCGACTGCTGGTGAATAGCAGTATAATAGGCATCAATATCATCCATCCTTTCTTTCAAAGGTTTCATAATACTGAGAGGCCCGACCTTAGCGCGTAGGTCATCTTCAAATTTCAACAGTCCCTCCATACCATTCAGCTTTGGTTCAAGGATCTGTTGCCACGCATTCATTACCTCATCCCTTGGCTTCTTGTTGAACATAGGCGTGCGATAATCTTCGTCGTTTCCGGTTTCAACATGTCCAAAGTATGACCGTAATCTCTTGAAACTACTTTCATCATAAAAGTGTTCCATTAAATTAGTTCCATATTCGTCCATAATATGGTCCTCCTGTTAAATAAAGATATTTTGTAAC